CGAACCGACTTTATCACGTCGGTGCTAGTTCATGGCCCGTGAGTGAAGTTGGTAAACCGTTTAGGGGTATCGTCGTCAAACCGCATGTTGGAGCCAAGCCAGCAAGACCCAGGCGGGTGGTGGTTGCACCACACTCGTCTAGTAGAGTAGATTTTGGTGCACACAATAATGACCTCCCCAATATTATCCGAGGCCTCAATGAACGCGTTTTTAATGTTCAGAGAGGGGAGATATTGGTCCCAACCCCCCAGCCAGACCCGGGGGTGTGGAGGTCTATGGGTGGAGTGCGTAAGCGTTTAGTTGAGAGAGTTTGTCAGTTCGGTTCAGTAGAAAAGTTGACCGGTCAGCAATTTGTTGATCAGTGTCCTGCGAACAAACGGAATCTCTATGCTGCTGCTGGACGTGAGTACGAAACCCGAGGGTGGAGAAAGAAGGATGCCTTGATAAAGACTTTTGTTAAGTATGAGAAGTTAAATTTCAGCAAGAAGAAGGATCCAGCTCCAAGAGTTATACAGCCCAGGTCTCCGGTGTATAATAATGCGGTGGGAAGGTTTACCCGGCGGATCGAAGCAGATATGTATAAAGCTTTGGCCGAAGAGTGGAGGGACGACGGAGAACCCGTCGTTATGAAGGGTATGACAGTAGAAGACGTGGCCACAGTAATTAGGACTAAGTGGTTGCGTTTCCAGTCGCCCGTTGCTGTAGGATTGGACGCCAGTAGGTTCGATCAACACGTTAGTGCAGATGCTTTGAAGTGGGAGCATTCCGTTTATAATGAGATTTTTAAGGATGCCGAGTTGCGAATGTTGCTAAAACAACAACTGAACAATAAAGGCATGGCTTTTATCGATGGGCACAAAGTCAAATATAGTGTGAGTGGCACGAGAGCCAGTGGGGACATGAATACGTCCTTAGGCAATTGTGTTATTATGTGCACGTTGGTTCGAGAGTATGTACGATCCTTGGGCCTTAAGTGTGACTTTGTAAACAACGGCGATGATTGCGTTTTGTTATTGGAAAAGAGAGATTTGCATAAAGTGTGTAAACTAAGCGACGGTAAGTGGGGTTCGCCACACCTTGAGGAATGGTTTTTGAGATATGGATTTGAAATGGAAGTGGAGGCGCCTGTCTTTGAGTTTGAACACATTGTGTTCTGCCAGAGCCAGCCGATTTTGCTTGACGCTAGGGAGGACAAATGGGTCATGTGTAGGCAGCCAACTGCCGCATTTGGAAAAGACGCCATGAGTTTGACCGAAGCCACTGAGTTAGGGTATCGCCAGTGGTCGTATCAAGTAGGAGTCGGTGGCGCTTCTTTGTTTGGGGATTTGCCCATTTTCGGCTAGCTGTATGAGTATTACAAGCG